TGACCACCTGATACAGTTCGCATACCACGAACTTCTTGTTGGTTTTGAAATACAATTTTTGAAGTTAAGCCAGGTGTAGGATATAAAGCAACAACACCACGTTGACTAGGTTGTTTTAATGGATCAATTTCTGCTCTAAAATTAATACATTCTTGTGCGTCTTGATAAATCGAAGGCGCTTCATAACTTGGCCCAACAAAACCAAAATCCGCCATAATTTACCTTTATCTAAAGAATCCGCCAGTAAGAATCCATCCTGCATCTTTTTGTCTGCTTGATAATAGTGCGTCATTAAATCTTGCAGATTGAACAGGTTTCATATTATTGCGTTTAATAGTTGCTTTTCCTTGTGCTGCATAAGCTACAATCATAGCTATTTGAGTTTGTGATGCTTTGCCATACATAGGCATTAAACGTTCAGCTAAACACCAACGTAGTGCCATAGAATAGCCTTGTGGAAGGTTTACATTGTCATTAATAGTTACAAATTTACTAAACAATGTGTCTGTAAATAAGTGCATTTCACCTTGAGCAGGATTAGGCCATACAAAAATGTTACCTAATGTTTCTGCAGGTTGATAATAAAGCGCTTTAGGCCATGGGCCATTTAAAGTCTTTAAACCAATCATGTTGTAATCGTCAACGTTTAATACAGCAACAGGATAATCTAAACCGCCATTAATAATAGGAACGCCATTAGAATTAGTGTTGATACGCACAAAACATGAGTTAATATTAAGTGGTCTTTGATAATAAAGGCTAATAGTGCCTGAAGCTACGTTTTGGCTAATATTAAGTAAATATGTGCCTACTTCATTAACATTACCACCTGCGCCTGTAAGCATTTGAGTAATTGTAGTTCCATAAGTAATACCTGCGCCACTTAATGTTTGACCAATTGCAACTGCACCTGAATTAATGCCTGTAACAGTTAATACATTATTAGTAATAGAACCTGTGATAGATGCGCCAATTTGACCGCCTGGGCCAATTGTGTATTGTGTTTGACCTGGAGTAATAGGAAATATGATTTCTGTTTTGTAGTAAGTCATCATATCTTCGTTAGACCATTGATCTAACATATCATTAAGCATATCAAACGCGTCTTGCGCTTCTTCAGGCGTAGGCGTTTCACCTGACGCTAATGCACCTATGTCTTTTAATGCTCTTGATATGATGTCAATGGGTTGTGTCATAGATCACCTATGTTAATAGTTTGTGGTTTCCAAGGTAATTGTTGTTTTTTAGTTTTTGCTAATGATGTAAGTTGCTTGTCTAGATTAGCTAAAATATGACATTCACCATTAATTGTAGTTTCTTTTTCAATCCACTCAACAATATTTTCTTCTTTTATATCTGCTAAAGGAATATTTAATGTTTTATCACTAAACCACCAATTACCTTCTGTTTCTACTGAATTTTGCTCATCTTTAGCAATAACATGATATTTGGCATGAGTAATAATCTCGCCATCAGTAGAAATTTCAGTTATTTTCCATTCATAGTTATTCATTATGCAGGAATTACAACCCAATTTTTAATAGATTCATCCCATGTATATTTTTGACCATCTGTAGGATATGCTACAGGAGGAGTCCAAGTCCAATTAGGCGCTGAAATAGTCCAACTTGGGTATGGCTGTGGTGGGTAAAATACATCGTTAGCACGATCATAAGTATAACCAATACCAGCATAGTTGCCACGTAGCGCAATACCACCATCAGGAGTGTTTGAATTTGGTGCGTAATGCACACCGCCTCTTGTGTTGTATGAAGTTTGTATCCATTCACCTGGTGTAGAATCTACATAGGTATCAAAGAATTCTTTATCAGCAACGATAACTTGCGTTACCTTACCATCTGTTACTTTTGCAAAATGACTCACGCTATTCTCCTCATTTGTTCTATGGATTGCAAATACCATAAAAATTCTTTAATTGTTTTATGTCTTATATATTCATCACGAATTTCTTGTGAACTAGGTGCTGGTAATTCATTTGATTCATCCCAACTAATAATTTCAAATGTTCCATTTTCTGCACTTAAAGAATAAAGCGCATTAGGCCTTAAAGATTTCATAACAATATCAATACCAAATTGAAATCCTTGTTCATTAGAAAATTTATTGATTAATTGTTCAATGGTCATCATGCTGTATATGTTCCTGAACCAGAGGTCCACTTAATAATTGTATTTGATCCACTTGTAGTAATCGTTGGTGATCCTGTGGTTGTGCCAGAATATGATGCGGTTGGGACTGATAATATAACTACGCCAGAACCTCCAGCTGCACCATTAGTTGAACTTGGATTTCCTCCACCACCTCCACCACCTCCAGTATTAATAATTCCTGCTATTGCAGGCGTACCTCCATTGCCTCCTGAAACACCAGGGGTTCCTGGTCCACCAAGACCAAATGGAGTTGCTGGGTTATTTCCTGCTCCACCACCACCACCAGAATAAATGACTGGAGTACCTGTGATTGAAGATGATGTTCCAGAACCTCCATCACCTCCTTTACTTCCAGGACCTCCTCCAGTTTGTCCAACTGATCCAGCGCCACCACCTCCACCACCGCCCCATCCTGCCACAAGTTGATTTCCACCGCTATTACCTTGCCCTGGGGTCCCAGAAGCTCCAGTAAGAAATGAAGGATTGTTAGAGCCTCCGCCACCAGATCCACCTGATAAAGCTGCTCCAGCAGACCCTCCACCACCACCACCACCAACAGCAGTAGTTAAGCCTGTAAAAGTGGAGTTTGATCCAGAGCCTCCAGCAGCTGGTGCTACTCCTGCAGAACCACCACTACCTACAACAGCTATATAAGTTGTTCCTGTAGTTAATGCTGTAGTTCCAGTTAAGTAACCACCAGCACCACCACCTCCACCTTGTGCGCCTCCACCACCACCACCACCAGCTACGATAAGATAAGATGCAGTATATGTTTGTGCAGGAATAGTTCCAAGAAATCCTGAATAAGTAATCCAACCTTGAGTTGAATCAATATAAACTAAAGAAATAGATTGTCTTGTTGTTGATAATGTAGCATTAGTAGCATTTCCATCTAATTTATTACCATTAACATTAATAGTGACATTGTTTGTAGCCCATTTACCTGCATAGTCAGTTAATGTAATAACATTACCTGCTGAAGGTGAAGCTGGAAGTGTAACTGTAATAGCTCCTGTTGTTGTGTTTACAGGATAACCATTACCTGCTGTTGCACTAAAATTTGATGTTTGAACTGATTGCCATACAACTACTGCAGGCGATACAAAAGATAATGATGATCCGTTTGAACTTAAATAAGAACCTGCTGCTCCGACAGATGTTAAACCTGTTCCGCCATTAGATATGCCTAATGTGCCTGAAACGCCTGTTGCTAATGGTAATCCTGTGCAATTTGATAATAAACCTGAAGCTGGAGTGCCTAAAGCAGGAGTTACAAAAGTAGGCGAAGTTAATGTAGCGATTGTGTCAGTAACCGTAGGTAAAGTTAACGTATAACTAGACGCAGTATTAGGGCCTGAAACAGCTACCTGTCCGCCTAATGTCGCTTGAAAAACTAATTGTCCCATAATAAATTGTCCTTAAGGTGAAATAATGATTTGAGATACGGTCAACGCACCTGTCGATGGGTTGTATTTTAACTTACTTGAGCTAGTATTCATAGCTTGATTTCCTGTATTTGATGAAGAAATGACAGGATAATAAACAGCATTTGTGGTTGTATCAGCTACTGCCACGTTTGCTGCATTTGTTGCATTAGTAACCGCAGTTGTTCCTATTGCAGTAGTAATTTGGGCTGCTGTTGCAGTTGTTAAAGCGCCAGTTGTTGTTGTGCTATATACAAGACCTGTTGCATTTCCTGAAGTTCCAGCAGAATAATCTGTTCCTGCGGTGGCTGCACTTATTGCAGTTCCATTTCCTTTTAAAACGCCTGTAATAGATGTTGAAAGCGTAATAGCTGGAGTAGATGTTGCATTAGCTACTGTGCCTGCAAAACCATTAGCTGAAACTACTGAAACTGATGTAACTGTGCCTGTTCCGCTAACATTTTGCCATGCAGGTAATCCACTTACTACAGTTAATACTTGTCCTGATGTTCCAATGCCTAATCTTGTTCCTGCTCCACTTGTTCCACCATAAAGAATATCGCCTGCTGTTGTTAATGGTGAAAGAGCATTAAATCCTGCTGAAGCAGTTGTTTGACCTGTGCCACCATTAGCAATAGCGACTGTGCCTGTAACATTGGCTGCTGTGCCTGAAGTATTTACGTTAATAGTTGAAGGTAAACTTAATGTAACTGAACCTGCACCATTAGTTACAGTAACTTGGCTTGCTGTGCCTGTTAAAGTTGTTCTAACAAAACCAACACCTGTGCTACCTATATCAATTTGACCATTTGTAGGTGCTGTTGTTAATCCTGTTCCTCCGTTAGCTACAGCAACAGTTCCTGTGACATTGGCTGCATTTCCACTAATATTTCCTGATACTTGTGAACCAGGTAAACTTAAAGAGCTTAAAGTTGTTAAAGTTGAATTAGATGTTGCAGTAATATTAGCTGCAGTTCCTGTGGTATTTTGATTTAATGTAGGAATATCTGCAGCAACAATAGTTCTAAATGTAGGTGCGCCAGCTACTCCATTAGGTGCAGCCAAGAAATAATTTGCTGTTTTTGACGCATAAGGATTTTGTGTATCGCCATATCCTGTAGCTAAACTAATTGCAGGAGTTGTGCCACCTGATGATACAACAGGGCTTGTTCCTGTAACGCTAGTAACTGTTCCAACGCTAATTGAACCACCTAAAGCAGTTGCAGTTCCATTAATAGTAATACTTGAATTAGCTAATTGAGCATTAGTGATAGTGCCTGTTAAATTGGTTGTAGCTAATGATCCTACAAAAGTAGTAGCATTTAATTGACCTGTTGATGGATTGTATTGAAGTTTACTTGAACTTGTATTTTCAGTTGTAATTGTGCCTGACGTAGCAGAAGTAAATGTAATGTAACGAGTCGCATTTGTTGTTGTATCGTCAGTAATTGTAATGCCTGTTACAGGTGGATTAGCCCATGTAGGAACGCCACCTGCTAGGGTTAAAATTTGTGTATTTGAACCTGCAGCCAAGAATGTAGTAGCGCCTGATCCTGTTTGATAAGGCAATGATCCGTTAGCGCCACCTGCTAAATTAGTTGCAGTTGTAGCTGTTGTGGCACTTGTTGCACTTGTAGCTGTTGCTGCATTACCGCCAATAGATAAGCTAGACGCTGTGCCTGTTAAACCTGTTCCTGCACCACTAAAGCTAGTTGATGTAAATACGCCTGTTGATGGGTTATATTGTAATTTGGTAGAGCTTGTATATTCGGTAGCTAAATTACCTGATGTTTGGTTAGCAAATAATGGGTATCTAGTGGCAGCGGTTGTTGTATCGTCTGTTACTGTGGCATAAGCAGTAGGTGTTGACCAAGTTGGTGCAGATGACCCATTAGATGTTAAAACTTGCCCTGTTGTGCCTGCTGCACTTATAGCTAAAGCAGATGCGCCTGAATATACTATTCCGCCTGCTACAGCAGTTAAGTTAGCACTTGTTCCACCATTAGCTAAAGGCACTTGGCCTACAATGTTTCCTGCTTGAACAGTTAAAATACTTTTATTAACGTAAATTGCACCATTACTTGAATTTACATAAGCTACAGTTCCTAGTTTAATTGCATAGCCTGTTGGTGGAATTGTATTTTGATAGTAACCTGCAGAATATGGTGATAAATATAAAGTATCGCCTACTGTATAACTTCCTGTATTTACACCTTGAACTAAACCAATAGTTGTAACGTAACCTGCTGTTCCTGTAGGAATGG